GCACCTTCAAATCGCCATATGTTATATTAATCATGTTAAATTTGAGAGAACGGTCTCCTCTCAAATATTTACTATATTGAGATCATTTTTATTGGAGTATTTCGTAATGAAATCAGCTAAAGCTCGAGTTCTTGCTTATTTGTCTAAAGATAGCGAGTATAACACACTAACCGCTCAGAAAATGCAATCTGTTTTTGGAATTGCTAATCCATCTGCAACAATCAATCACTTGCGTAATGAAGGCCATGCAATTTATTTGAATAGCCGTGTTAACACAAATGGCGACAAAGTTTCTTTTTATCGCCTTGGTCAACCAACTAAGCGCATTGTTGCTGCTGGTATTGCTGCCGTCCGTGCTCAAGGAGAGCGTGCTTTTGCCTAAAATAGTTTAGGAAAAGAGACGAGGAAGTAATACATATAGATGTTACTTCCTCTTTTTTTGTTTATGGAGTTGTCATGGAAATACAAGTAAAAATTGAAGATTTAAAAAAAAATAAGGTGTTTGTGGCAACACCAATGTATGGCGGTATGGCTCACGGTTTATACATTAAATCGTGCCTGGATTTACAAACTACCATGGTCAAATATGGTGTTGAAACAAAATTTTCTTTTTTGTTTAACGAGTCACTGATCACAAGAGCCCGTAATTATCTTGTAGATGAATTCCTTCGTACCGATTTTACGCATTTACTTTTTATTGATAGTGATATTCATTACAATCCACAAGATGTAATTGCTTTGTTAGCATTAGATAAAGATGTAATTGGTGGTCCTTATCCTAAAAAGTCAATCAATTGGAGTAATGTAGCACAAGCAGCACGAAATCATCCAAATTTAGAACCAAAAGAATTAGAAACTCTTGTTGGTGAATATGTTTTTAATGTGGTAAAAGGAACAAAACAATTTCAGGTTACAGATCCATTAGAGGTGATGGAAATAGGCACAGGTTATATGATGGTTAAACGTCATGTATTTGATAAAATAAAAGATGCTTATCCAATGATTCACTATAAGCCTGATCATGTTGGCCAAACTAACTTTGATGGCACTCGTTATATTCATGCCTTCTTTGATACAATAATCGATACAAAAGATTCAATTACAGGCGGTGGTTCAGACCGTTATTTAAGTGAAGATTATATGTTCTGTCAAATGTGGCGTAAAATTGATGGGCAAGTTTGGTTATGTCCTTGGATGAAAACGCAACATATTGGTACTTATGCATTTACTGGTAATATGCCTTCTGTTGCACAATATACAGGTCGTCTATGACAAGTAATAGTGATAAATCTTAATTATGGAGTTTTAAATGAAATTATCTAATGAAACAATCTCAATATTAAAAAACTTTGGTGCAATTAATCAAGGCATCATGTTTAAACCTGGTAAGAAACTCAAAACGGTTTCTTTACATAAAAACATTCTTGCAGAAGTTGATATTAAAGAGGAAATTCCTGCTGAATTTGGTATCTACGATCTAAATAATTTCTTGTCGGTTATTTCTCTACATAAAGATGACCCATCATTTGAATTTGATGATAAACAAGTTACAATTATTGGTAATAAAGGTCGTAGCAAAATCAAATATCGTTTTACATCCGCAAATATGATTGTTACACCACCCGAAAAAGTGCTGGCGATGCCTAACGTTGAAATCAAGTTTGAATTAAACGTTGAAGATTTTGATTGGATTCTTCGTGCAGCTTCTGTGTTATCTTCACCACAAATTGCTATTGAATCCGATGGCAAAAAAATTAATGTTGTTACACTTGATTTGCAAAATGATGCTGCTCATACCGATGCTCTCGAAATTGCAGTTGGCACAGGTGACAAATATCGTATGATTTTTAAAACAGAAAATATTACCAAGATTTTTCTTGGTACCTATGATGTTTTTATATCATCTAAAGGTATTTCGCATTTCAAAAATAAATCTGTTCCACTTCAATATTGGATTACAACCGAGCAAGGTTCTAAATTCGAAAAATCCGTTTAATTTTATTTGAATATGTTGTACTTTGTGGAAATTTTATATTATGGAACAATACCTTTGGACAGAAAAATACAGACCTCAAACGGTTAAAGATTGTATTCTGCCTGATCGTTTAAAGCAACCATTTCAGGAGTATGTAAATCAAAAACAAATTCCAAATTTACTTCTAAGTGGTGGTGCAGGCGTAGGCAAAACAACCATTGCTAAGGCTATGTGCAACGAAATTGGTTGCGATTACATAGTCATCAACGGTTCTGATGAAAGTGGCATTGATACATTTAGAACTAAAATTAAAAATTATGCTTCGTCAATGTCATTGTCTGGTGGCCGTAAGGTCATTATTATCGATGAAGCTGATTATCTAAATCCCAATTCAACTCAGCCGGCTTTGCGTAATGCAATTGAAGAATTTGCCAGCAACTGTTCATTCATCTTTACTTGTAATTACAAGAACCGCATTATTGAACCACTTCATTCTCGTTGTGCAGTAATTGATTTTGGTTTAAAAAATGGTGAGAAGGCCAAGATGGCATCCGTTTTCTTTAAACGAATTCAGTCAATTTTACAAAGTGAAAAAGTTGATGCTGATGATAAGGTTTTGGCAGAACTTGTAAAGAAACATTTTCCAGATTTTCGCCGTGTGTTAAATGAACTTCAACGATATAGCCAGTTTGGTAAAATTGATACCGGTATTCTTTTACAAATTGCTGACGTATCAATCGATGAGTTATCTAAACACATTTCAGCCAAAGATTTTGGTGCAATTCGTAAATGGGTAGCATCTCATGAAATAGACAATGCAACTTTGTTTCGTAAATTATATGATACACTTTACGACATCTTAAAACCAACTTCTATTCCTCAGGCCGTAATTATTCTAGCTGATTATCAGTATAAGGCTGCGTTTGTTGCAGACCAAGAAATCAATACTGTGGCTTGTTTGACTGAACTAATGGTATCTTGTGAGTTCGTATGAGCCCATTTGATTATGTAAAACAAATTTTACAAGGTAAAAAGCAACTCATTGTTGATGAATTGACCGAAAAAGAATACAATTCGTTTATCATCAATCGTAGTTTATCTTATCATAAAGATTGCGTTTTGTTTGCAAATGAGATGAACCGCAGACATTTTTTGGATAAGAAACTGCAAAATGATTTTTTACTAAATACTGTAAGGTCACAAAAACGACCATTTGCGAAGTGGATTAAGACTGATAAAAGTGAAGATTCATCATGTGTAAAATTGTTCTATGGATTCTCAGAATCGAAAGCCCGAGAGGCTCTCCGACTACTAAACAAACATCAAATCCAACAACTAAAAGAACAAACCGACACGGGTGGATTAAGGAAGTAACATGGTTGACTTAACACAATTCATTGAGGTAAATCTCAATGAGCAGGATAATTTTTTGAAGGTAAGAGAAACACTTACCCGCATTGGTATTTCTTCTCGTAAAGAAAAAGTGTTGTATCAATCTTGCCATATTTTGCATAAGCAAGGCCGTTACTATATTGTGCATTTTAAAGAATTATTTGCCTTAGATGGCAAACCCTCTAATATATCGGAGAACGACATTCAAAGACGAAATGCTATTGCAAATTTATTGGAAGAATGGGGTTTAGTAAAGATATTAAATCGTAAATTAATTGAAAATAATATTGCACCACTTCATCAAATTAAGATTATTTCTTTTAAAGAAAAAGACGATTGGAATTTAATTACAAAATATAATATTGGCAAAAAACCAAATGAATATTAATTCTTATATAAATAATGATGCGGCGCCTAATGGGCCGCATTTTTGATAACTTGCTTAAAAGGAGATAAAACATGACACTCGGACGTATTTCATTTGGACCTCTATCCCAATCAATGTTGGGATTTGATAGATTTTTTGATGATGTTGAAAAGATGCTTGATGTAGCTCAAAAGCCTTCTACTTTCCCTCCACACAATATCATTAAGCTAGACGATAATCAATATGTCGTTGAATTTGCCGTTGCTGGTTTTAGCAAAAATGAAATTGAAATTACCGTTCAAGATGGTAATTTAACAGTTAAAGGTGAAAAAAAAGAAAAAGAAACTGAAATAACCTATCTACATCGTGGCATTGGTACTCGGTCTTTCACTAAAACACTTGCCATAGCTGACACAATAGAAGTTTGTGGTGCGGAATTTAAAGATGGTATTTTGCGTATTGGTTTAGAAAACATTATTCCTGACCATAAGAAATTACGTAAAATTGAAATTAGTAATGAGTTGAAAGAATTTAAATCACAACTCTTACAAGAATCTAACAAAACTGTTTGAAAAACGGTGGGATGAAAATCCCA